CTTACGTTGGTTAATCACTCAGAGCAAAAAATAAACATTAAAGGTACTGTTTTGACGTGTCATAGGGGTGAAACACTATGCAGTTTAGATACGTTTTCGAGGCGTTGGAATTGTGATAAGTCTAAGGTAAGACGTTTTCTGAAGTTGCTCGAAGCTGATTCAATGATTGTATTAAAATCGGAACACTTAACGACACGCTTAACTATCTGTAACTATGATACTTATCAAGGTGAAAGAAACGCAGATGAAACGCAGATGAAACGCAAACGAAACGCAGATGAAACGCAAATGACACCAAACAAGAATGATAAGAAAGAAAAGAATGAAAAAGAAATCATTTTAGATGCTTGGATTGATTACAGAAAGTCTATTCGTAAGGCGTTAAGTCAGGCAACGATAAATACTATTTTAAAGAAAATGGAAAGTTATACAAATGAACAATGTAAGTTTGTAATAAACAAATCTATTGAAATGGGATGGCAGGGTTTGTTTTGGGATAAGATACAAACAATAGAAGAAATAAACGAACCTAATAAATGGAAAGCACCATGGAGCTAAACGGATTTAAAATAACACAAGCAGGAGATGTAATAACTGACTTATTTAAACACCGAGATAATTACCATCAAAAAGGGAAGTATTTAGGATTTAAAAGTTTGCATGAACATTACTCAATGTCATTAGGTAACTGTACAGATTGGACAGGTTTTCCAATGAGTGGTAAAACACAGGTTTTAATGGAATGCTTAATGAACACATCTAAGTTTTACGGATGGAAGCATTTAGTTTATTTTCCTGATGTTGGAAGCAATGTTGAAATCATAGCAGATTTAATCCACAAAAAGACAGGTAAAAGTTTTAATCCTGATGATAGAAATGTAATACAAGATTCAGAAATTACACAAGCCATTGACTGGGTTATTCAACACTTTAAAGTTTTAACAAGAGCAGACATTAAAGCTAAGTTAACTCCTATTCAATTTTGGGATATGGCAGTTGAAATAAAAAAGAAAGATGATTTGCACACTGCTTCAATTGATAGTTGGAAAGATTTAAACCATCCATACAATGAATACGGAGGATATGCACAATACTTAGAGTATGTTTTGCCATACAGAAATCAAATTGCTGAGGATAATGGTTTACATTTGCATACAATTATTCACCCAAAACTAACTGAAAAGGAAAACGGAAAAAGAAATCCTCCTAATCCATATGATTTAAAAGGTGGTTCTGAGTGGTTTAATAGTGGGAAATGCATGATTACAGTACACAGGGAAGACCCAACATACAATCTTGCAGAAATATACTTCAATAAGATTAAGCCACGTTCAAATGGAAACATCGGTAAAATTGAAATATGGTTTGATAAAGAAAGATTGAGTTACTTTGAACAGGAAATTACTGCTCCTAATGTATACCAAAAGATATTTGCAGCTCCACAAAAAGACGAATCAAAGCAATTAACTATGATAGAACAAAAGTTAAACAGTATTAAACAAAACACGAATTTCTAATGGACATCGGATTAAAACTACTACACATAAAATCACTTATTCAAAAGAACATTTGGAAAGTGAAACTAACTCGTGAAGATTTAGAAGAAAGAAAGCCTGATGCAGTTGCATTCATCAACGGAGCAAAAGACACAGAGAATGATTTAAAGCAGGTTCAGTTAGCTATTAAAGAATTGGAAACAGAGCTTCGATTGCAAGGAAGAGAAATCAACCGATGTTTGCATATAAACGGAGAATTAAAGAAACGAATTGAAGAATTAGAACATGAATTAAAATACAAAAACGTAGAACTATGATTAAAGAGAAAAAGTTAGTAGCACTATCAGCAGTGCTTCCAGTATTAGCAGACTTCATTGAGGACTTAAATGACCAATTTGTATTCAAGCAGGACTTAAAACGTAAAGCAAACATTCTTGCAGACGAGATTCGCAAAGTAGATTACAAAGTTTTACAGGTATATGGAGAAAAACGAAATGAAATATACGAGCAACAAGTACAGTTGCAGTTGCTATTTAGACAATGGATTGACGAAACAATAAACTTAGACTGATGAAAGTAGGTTCAGACTTCTCAGGAGTAGGTGCATTTGACCAAGCTCTGAAGCGTTTAGGCGTAAACTATGAAACTATTTTTGCCTGTGATATGGATAAATATGCAAGAGATACATTCATTCATAATTACGGAGAACCAAAATACTATCCAACTAATGTTTATGATAGAGAGATTCCATCCGAATCACTTGACATTTATATGACTTCTCCTCCATGCCAAGCATTCTCACTTGCTGGTAAGCGACTTGGTAAGGATGACAAACGAGGCGTTTTATTCTTTAACTCACACGAATTTATTCAGGTAAACAAACCTCGCTTTTTTATATTTGAGAACGTTAAAGGATTGCTTTCAGATGATGGAGGAAGAACATTCCAAGAGTGGATTAATATGTTAGGAGGAAAATCAGTTAATGGATTACCTGTATTGTTTGCTCATGATGATGCAGTTCCTTATCATTTATATTGGCAAGTTCTAAATGCTAAACATCACGGAGTTCCTCAAAATCGAGAAAGAGTTTTTTTGATTGGTATTCGTGATGATGTAGATAATCAATTTCAATTTCCACGAGAAGAACATTTGACTAAACGATTGAAAGATGTGCTTGAAAATGATGTGGATGATAAGTATTTTTTGAGTGATAATACTATAAATACATTGATTAATAATCAAAGATTTAATAAATATGAACCAATTGAAAACACGGAAACTGAATCAAGTTGCATCACATCAAATTGTGGTAAAGTTGTTAATTCTAATAACTATTTAAAAATCGGAACTTGGAGAACACATATTGACGGAAGAGGATTTAGAGAAGTTGAAGATGGAAACTGTCCTACTATACCTGCAAGAGCAAGAGAAGATGGAAGTGGTCAACCTGTCGTAATGCAATTAAACCAAAGCAAAGAAAGCGGAGGGGTTCAACCATATCAACAAAATCGTGTTTATGACGAAAATGGAATTTGCCCTACTTTGTGTGCTAATTTAGGAGGTGATAGAAATCACAACATTTTAAAAGATTATAAAATTCGCAGACTTACGCCAAGGGAATGCTTTAGATTGATGGACTTTCCTGACACATTTACTTGGAATGTAAGTGACTCACAAGCTTATAAACAAGCAGGTAATTCAATCGTTGTTAATGTCCTTTATAAAATACTAAAACAATTGCCATTATGAGATGTAAAAACTGCAAAGATAAGTTTGAACCGATTAGATTCAATCATAAATACTGTTTAAAAGACGAATGTATCCGTGCTTTTGTAGCGGAAACAAAAGAAAAGATGTGGAAGGAAACGAAAACACGAATGAAACAAGATTTAAAAACAACTCAGGATTGGTTAAAGGAAGCACAAACCATCTTTAATAAGTATATAAATTTACGAGATAAAGGACTTCCTTGCGCTTCTTGTGGTAAACCAATCAAAGGTAGAGTAAATGCTTCTCACTTTTGGAACGCAAACAATCACCATAACGTAAGATTCGATGAAGATAATGTACATTCAAGTTGCATTACCTGTAATCAATTCTTATCAGGTAACTTGTTGGAATATCGAATAAGGCTATGTTCTAAAATCGGACAAAAAAGATTTGATGAACTGGAAGCAAAAAGACACGTTACAAAAAAATGGACTGCTGATGAGCTGCAACAATTAATAAAAGAATACAAAACAAAAGTTAGACAGTTGCAATAATGGAATACAATAATGATTTTAGATTTGATTTAATGCTCGGACAAATCTATGAGCAACAATTAGGCGAACTACTCAATCAAAAGATAGAAGTGAAGCGTGATTACAAATGCTTAGAAACAGGAAATATCTATGTTGAATATGAAAGCAGAGGCAAACTAAGTGGATTAAGTACAACACAGGCTAATTATTGGTGCTATTGGTTGAGTGAAGAGCATTGCGTTTTGATAAAAACTGAGAGATTAAAAGAAATGTGCAGGAAATATTTAGGAACTGATAGAGATAAAAAAGGAGGAGACTCTAATACCAGTAAGGGAATCCTGCTTCCAATGAAAGATTTCTTAAAAATAATTTAACTTTTTTTTACCAAACGCTTGTTTATATAGAAATATAATACATATCTTTGTAGAAACAAAAACGAAAAGCTATGAAAACGATTAACAAAACAGAATGGTATTTAATCTTAAGCCAGGAATATTCAAAATATGATTGGATTATGAGAGCAATGAATGAATCACAATTAAACGAGCTTTGCTCAAGTATTAGAAGTAGATTGAAGCAACAATACAAAGTAATTTAAATAAAATGAGGGGTGCGGCTCAGTTAACGCACATATTTAAAACAAATCGCTATGAAAAATCTATTAAAAATTCAGTCAGAATTAAAATGTCCAAAAGGTAGCTTCAACTCATTCGGTAAATACAAATACAGAAGTGCGGAGCAAATTCTTGAATCATTAAAACCATTGCTAAAAAAACACGAATCACTATTAGTATTAACTGATGAGATTATTCAAGTAGGCAATAAGCTGTTTTTAAAGGCGACTGCTTCACTTTCCGATGCTGATAGTGTAATTCATTCAAACGGATTCGCAGAGCTTGGAGAACACAAAGGAATGTCCTCTGAGCAATGTACAGGAACTGCATCAAGTTACGCACGCAAATATGCTTTAAACGGATTGTTCTTAATTGACGAAACGGAATCAGACCCCGACTCAAAAGATAACACTCCAGTACAACCAAAGAAACAAACTTTAGATGCTAAAAGATTCCAAGATGCAGTCAAAGCATTAAATGATGGAAAGATAACACGTCAATCATTAGAAGATAAGTTTGCTTTAACAGATGGTCAAATTGATATACTGAACACGTTATGAAAGTTAGATGCTCTGCTATAGGAAAAATTATGTCAGCACCTCGCAATAAGAGTGAGGTGCTTTCACAGACTGCAAAGACTTACATTCACGAGTTAGTATTGCAAGATAAATACGGAATCAGAAAAGAGTTCAGCTCACGTTACACAGATAAAGGAAACGAAGTTGAAAACGAATCAATCAACTTAGTCAACGAAGTTTTAGATGTTGGATTCATCTACAAGAATGAGGAGTTTTTCGAGAATGATTGGATTACAGGTACTCCCGATGTAAACACGGATGAAGTATTGTTAGATGTCAAAAGCTCTTGGGATGGTACAACGTTTCCATTCTTTGAGACTGAGATACCCACAAAGGATTACTTCTATCAATTACAGGGTTATATGTGGCTAACAGGTAAACAACAGTCAATGCTTTGTTACTGCCTTATTGATACACCTGCTGATATGGTAGCTTCTGAAGTTAAAAGACAACATTACATTTTAAATAAAATAGAAGAGGATTTAGAACTAACAAGAGAGATTGAATCAAAACATATCTTTAGCCACATTCCAAAGAATCGCAGAGTTAAGGTCTTTTATGTACAGAAAGACGAAGCAGTTATTGAACGAATCAAAGAACAGGTAGAGCTTTGTCGTGAGT